GTTCTTCACAATAGTAAGAACCTGATTTTCCTGTAGAAACAGAAATTCCATGTCCAGCCATATTTCCTTGTGGTAGTCCTGTAGTCTGTCCTGTTGTATTTAATACTTCTGAAACAATTACAGGTGTTTTAACTCCGGTAATGTATTCAGGGCGTTGTAATCTTGCGTCTGAAGATTTTACTCCAAAATGAGATAAAATACTTTCTACGTAACGAGTTCCGCCTCTTGCGTTCTTTTCAAGCCATTCTTGAAGTCTGTATGCTCGTCTTAGGTCGTTAATGGTTGTATTTGCTACTGATATGCCGCTTGTATCTGCAAATAATTGTCCCGCATTTACATCTCCTGAAATTTGTGAATTTACTGTGACATTATTTGGGGTGCCTGTTAATTGTGTTCCTGATGTAGAATTTATATATACTCCTGCATCTCCATTAAGTTGTCCTAATGGAATGTCTACGGCTGCACCTTTTTGTGCAAATGGAAGTGCACTTGTAAAATAGTCATGTTCCCAAGCTCTTTTTCTTAAATTACATAATTCTTGTGCTCTTGCATCAGATGTACGATTTTCTCCATCTACTAATTTATAATTTATTGGAGAAATTAAATTTTGATCTCTATAATATTCATTGTAAATACATTGATATGCTGCAAACGGTAATGCATTTATATTAGTTAATGTTGAATTGTTTGGGGGTGTTGGAACACCCAAATAATCTGCCGTTTTAGATGCAGTTCCAAATCTATTTGCATATTGTGTTTCAAATGTTTGTGAATTAAAATAGGGTGCTACTATTCCACTGTTCGCATCTGTTATAAACTTTTCCCAATTTGACCATAATATACGATTAGGTACAAAGAAATAATGCATTGATACATCCATGCGATGCATTACTGGTGCTGTCATTGGAGCGAATCTTAATAAGCTTTCACAACCTAAGTTGAATTTGTCTCCAGGTACACATTCTAAAGTGAGAATTGGTGTTAAGTTACCCATTTGTGCAGTTAGTTTAACGTCGTGTGATAAATCGAAACTGTTTTTTTTGGGTTTTTTGAGTTGGATTGAAGTGAAGATGTTTTTTTTCATTTTCGTTTTGTTTTTGTGATTGATTTTTTTTAGGTTTTTTCCCCTAGCTAGGGTTAAATACCTTCCCCGAAGGGAAGGTCTAGCTGTGGGTTACTGTTGTACCTCTACAGAGCAGTGTTTTTACAATCGTGTTCCTCCGCGAGAGATATAGTATGTTCTACTTACTTTTCTTCTTCTTCCGCGTCCGTAAGATTTTCGTCTCATGTTTTTTGGTTTTAATTGTTAAAAAATTATCTTCTTAGTAAGAAATTTATTATCTGCATTACGGTCGATGCACCTGTTCCAAAGGCTTTTATTTTTTGAACTGTTTCAGCTTCAAATTTTTCTATTTTGACTTTTTCTGTTAAGAGTTCACGAGTCTTTTTAAGGTTTTCAATTGTTTCTATTAATGCTTCTTTTTTCTTTCCAACCAAGTCTGTATTTGCTGCTAAGTTTTGGGCTGATGTTCTAATTTGTTTAACTCTTTCAGGTGTTAGTTTTTTGGTCGATTCTGTTTGTGCTCTTGTGAATTCTGTTTGGGCAAGCATTTGTTGTCCTTTGTAGTTTTCAAGGTCTGATGAGTATTTTGCTTTTCCAACGATGTAGTCCTTTGTATCGACTTTGATACCGGCTTCGGTAAGAGTCTTAAGTGTATTTGCTTTGATGTTGTCAAGTTGAGCTGACATGAGTAAAGCGTTAGTGTCCAAAGAAGGAGCCATAAAGTTAGGGGCTTTTGCTTCTGTTGAACGTATTGCGGGTGCTGTGTTTTGTTGTCCATAGATTAAATGTGGGCTAAGTCCGGCGTCTTTATACCGTTGCATTTGGGCTGCGGGAGAGTTAAATTCGTTTTGTCTGTTCCAATCTGCTAAAGCATCTATCCTTTGTCTATTGTATATATCCAAGTTTGTTTTGGCTTGCTGTCTATTTGTTACAAGTGTGCTTGCTATGTTTGCCCCTTGTCCTATTGCCGGAATGTAATTGAGTAATTTTGAGCCTACTGCTTTTGCTGCTGCTGCTTTTACTGTGCTTGCGCCTATTGCTTTTGCTGCTGCTGCTAAGGCCATTGGGATACCTATTGGCATAGTTTAAGATTTTAAGTGTGTAGAATATTTTTTAAATAATGTTTTATCAATTCGATGAATTAGTCCTCGCATTGAGTATGTTCTGAATTCTAAATATAATTCAGGTTGTGTGTATTTGTACATTTTGAACTTGAGTAAGTTTGTCATTTATTAATTTTTAGCGCATCGATTACGGTCGTTCCATTTTCAATGCTAAATTAAGGTTTTTTTTGATTAAGTGTATTGTGTTACACTTTCTCTCTCTTTTTTTTTAATTGCCCCCAACCCCGCCCCACATTTGCTTATTCGTTTGGTCACTCCTTGCGTCATCCGCTACGCTACTTCCGTAGTCGTTCCCATACTCATTTGGCAAATATAGGGCTTTTTTTCGTGGTTGGTGTCAATTAGCACTAATATATCAAGGAGTATTAGTGCGTTAAGCCAATTCTTGGCTGTTTTGTTCTGCCGCGGCTTCGCCTTGCCTTGCGAAATCAACGTCAGCAGCAAGCTGCTTCGTTGCTTTCGCGTTGCTTAGTTCTGCCAATTCTTGGCGAACTTGTTCGGCAAATTCTTGCCTTTCAGATAAATCCATTCTTCTAGGGTCAGGAAGGTCGTCGAAATCTTCGCCTTCTTGCCATAATGGAGTTTTTATTCCATCTAATGGTAAACCCTTAGCATAACGCTCTAAAAGCGTTTTAATGCTCATAGTTTGGTCGGGTATTGTCATAGATGGTTCGTTGTTTTCTTCATAGTTACATGGGTGTAATTCTCTGTTGTATTGTGTTTTGCACAATATTGTAACTATTGGTGGTTTTTGTTCTGGAGCAATAAATTGGTCCATGTTTAAAGTGTCCATGTGTTTAAATTTTGTC